CTCGACTTTTTAAAGCCCTTGGAGATGATTGTGTTGCCTGTTGGGATGTAGGTAACGGTCATTTGGGAGTCGTTGAACGCGAAATCCTTTTCATCTATATCTTCGCTTTCTTCGATTCGGTCTTTAAAGTCACGCCATAAAGAATCTCGGATGTCGTTGAATACTTCACGCATGAAATAGCCCCTGAAGTAGCCCGGATTTACAATAAGGGCAAGCGCGTATTGAGTAGCTGAATATGAGCCGCCACGCCCACGACCGCCCCAAATGTGAATGTATCTGGCATTGGTGTTGAGTATTGGAACAAATGGTTTGCCGATCTCAAAGCCCATTATTTTTTCGTGTAGTCCCTAACAATCCACTCTTGTGGTGATTTGTTCATTGTTTCCCCGTTACTGGTAACGTCTACCTTATCGGTCGGCTTACCAGCGTAGTATTCATAGAATAGTTTAATAAAAGGGAAGTCCCCGTCTTCAATACCTTTCTTTAGAGCCGCTAATGCTTTTGGTGCTAGTGGAGTCAATGACTCTATCAACTTTACCTCCTCGGCCTTTGTCTTGCGTCCCGCGCCCGGTCTTGCTCCTCCATTCTTTCCCATACTGAAAAAAACTGATTATTCAGTTACAAAGGTAATAAAAAAAGGGACTCGCCCGTCTGGCTTGCCCCTTTCTAAACACTAAACGCTATGAAAAAACTACCTTTCAAATGCAGCATAAATTACCGTTTAACAAAACAAACAATAGTTTGATTGAATGGACAGTACATTCTTACGCAATCAAAAGGCCTTATGGCGTGAAAGTAAATCCGGTATCTTGGTTTCATGGCTTAAATTCTGGTTTTGGGACACTTCTTATCATGGATGGGCTAATAAATTTGAATCGTATATTTGCGCAATTATCTATTTGCGCCTCACAAGCCTCTTCCCATTTGCTCTTAGCGTATAGTTCGGCTGCTTCTTTGGTGGCCGCGCCTAAAAACGTAAGGCCTATTTTTTCATCTTTAAAGTCAAAAATGATGTTTTCAAAACTTGGATAGCCATGCTTCACGGCCACTTGGTCTTTTGCTTGTTCAAATGTTATCATAATCATGCGGTATAAGCCGCTTCTTTAAATTTGATGTACTTATCAACCCGTTCTTTGACAGAATCGCGCATAACATTGCGGCACATAACGGCTATAAACGGAAGGTTATCATGGTATATCTTCCTAGTTAGCTTTGAGATTTCAATAAATGCTTTCATAAACAGTCCTGTATTGCTTTCTGTAAAAAATTAGGCGTTGCGATGCCTGTCTTCTAGTGTTTTCATTTTGCGTAATCTTCGTATGTGGTAAAAAAATCACTCGATTCAATTTGCGTTAAAATATGACCATTATTGTTAGGAAAATCCAACCAAGATGCGGATAAATCGCTTGAATAACGAGACCATATAGCTTCACACTCCTCAATAGTGGCCAATAAATTACGTTCAGTTAACAACTGCTTTTGAAGTCTTAAAAGGTTTAATAAGTCTTTCTCATCGTACCAAGTTTCGTCAATCATTACATTCCCTTCATTTGTTAGCTTTATCATTTTTCAATCGTTTTTCTTCGTTAAGAACCCTTTTAATTCCAATTTTCTCCAAAGTTTTTATTCATGTGATCTGTTTCAGCAATCGTTCTTTCGCGTCTTTGCCGAAAGTTTTTGCAATCGCTAAACCTTCCAACTGTAGGAGGCCAGCCATCAGCACAAACCTGATTTCTATCTTTGGAAATCCCTAAAATTACCCATGTTTCGCCACTTGGCTTATGTTTTGCGATGTAGGTCGTATTACTTTTTGGTTGCATTTTTCAATTGTTTTAGTTGGTTATTAAACTCCTTATTTGTTTCTGCTTTTACATGGCATTCTCGACATAAAGCCGCAAGGTTAGTAGGCTCGTTTTCCAAGTCCTTCCGCTTGCTCCGTGGCTCGAGGTGATGCAAATCCACACTTTTTTGACCACAACCAAGGCACGGGATGAAGTCGCTTACATCGTAGCCGTAATGCTTTAGAAATATGCGGGTGTATGATTTCACTTTTTTTTGTGGTTCATTTTCTGACCAAATTTATTCAAACCTGAAAGCCCTAGTTTTCTGTTTAAAAACCTTGAGTGCTTATTGATAAGCAATGAAGGTGTAACAACGTAGACCTCCATAATGTTACCATCAATTATTCTGTGAGTCACTATGTTATTCTCCTCTAAGTACTTAGTAATGTCCTTCGCGGCAATATGGGCGACATCTTGCTTCATTTTGTAAGCTGAACTGTTTCTTTTACCCCTTCCAATTTTTCCCAGTACTCCCGCGCTTTTATATCCCCGTGACCGTTCACATTTATTCCGCGTTCCTTGTAGAACTGCCGGAGCTTCCACTCATAACACGCGTCTTTTATCTGCTCATCCGTTAGCTGGATGGCTTCTATTTGCGCTCTTCTGGCTTCTTTGTCGGTCATTCGTTTTTTGGCAAATACTTCTTTTTAACCCTTCCCGCATGATTACCACCCTTGTACTTATGTGGGTGGCAAACGGGGCATTTTGCTACTCCGCACTTATCCGCAAAGTGTTCTGGGGTACTTCGTTTCTTTTTCCATTTTACGGTATCGTGTCTATTTTGCGCTCGGCTCATAAAGCTATCACGTTAGGTATTGTTTCGGTGGTTTTAGATTGACTAAATGAGCATCCTTCATAATTAGAGGGAACCCATATTAACATAAACTTAATAAGCTCTTTTCCGTCAGTCGTCACATACTTGCGCCTGTTAATGGTTATCGTGTAGAGGGTGTTCATAAACACATCATTGTTATAATGCCAAACAATCCACCAACAAGAAACCCAAGTAAAAAATAAAATACCTTAGCTTGAATAAGCTTTTCTTTAAGCTCTTCTATTTTTGACTGTAAATCTTCTTCGTATCCAAACATAACTCTACTTTTTAATTTTCACCTGTTCAACACTTACGCCCTTCCATGCGGCTATCTCTTCGATAGTTACTTCGATCTCGGAAACTTCTTCTATTTCGGTTGCGTTATCCCAAAACAATAATTTCTCATTTGCCTCACAAAACTCTTTAATAGTTTCAGCTCCAGACGAAACAAAATTTCCATTGTACTCGCAAACAACAACTCTTTTCCATTTACGTTTATGCTCATCATCCCACACCCACATCACCCTAGGATACTTCTTTTCTTCTTTGACATTGGCTTCATTGTCTTTGGTATTGTAGCCGTCAATAAATCCTTGCTTGTAAGTTTTCGGATTGTCGGATTGTTCGTTTTTACTTGAAGCCTGATCGGCTAAAAATTCTACTGATGTGAATTTCCATTCTACCGGCTCCTCAGGCAGTTCGATTATCTCAGCGTTGGAATCTTTGACCCTGCCAATCTGATAGCCGTCAAATTTTCCATCTATAAAACCATAGTACCAACCTATCCATCCTTCTGTAATTGTTTGTGCGTACATATCAACACCTTTGGCCTCCCAATACTTTTTTATCCTTGGCCATGTGCTGGCGTCTTTGTTGAGTATTACTGCGTTTTTCATGGGTTAACGATTTGTTACGTAAGCACTATGTAGTTCATTAAGGAAATTATTTGCCTCTTGCTCTGTCGCAAATTCCTCTCGATCATTACCGTATATTACTAAGAAAGGATATTTTCTTTCGCGCTCTTCGTAATAATCTCTTGTGCACTTTTGGCAAAGAGGATTATTTTCATGGTAGTTATCTCCACCACATTTAGTGCATTTTTTCATATCGTTTCGTTTAGTGATTCAAAGGTATAAATTAAATCCGTAATTCCTAAAATGTTACTAAATTATTTTAACAACCACTCATTAAAGCTCAGCAAACTACCAGATTCCTGCCATTCCTTAAAATGGGCTATCCAATTGCGCGGCCTGAAAATCAGAACTGCAAGTAAACCCAGTCCAGTCCCTTTTGAAATCAAAATAGATCGGTTCATTGTAAGGCGTTGGCCGTCCTCCTCCGTCCCTGTTCCTGACCTTATCGACAAACAACTGAGATTCGTATTGCTTTTCCTGATCCATCGCGTATAGCTGGCGGTGGATTACCCATGTATCGTCTGCCTTGTTTGGGAACTTAGCCCCGCCCTCAACATCGCTTGCCATTGGTCGGTTAATCTCCCCGTCCTTATTCGGCTTCACCCTTTGAGATTCTGTGACCGTGTGGCAATTTAAAAAGATACTTTTGCCTGTGGTCTTGGTAAAAATCCGCATATTTTCGATAGCGTCATAGTGATATTCGTGGCTATTCCCGCGCCCGTCAATCTTCAAAGAGTTGTAGGGATCAATAAAGATTAGATCGGCACAAAAACCAATATCATCACTAATCGCCAACTGCTCAAGCATATCCTTATAAGTAAATTGCCTTTCATGTTTGATGAATAAAACCCGCTCCCTGAGCCATTGGAAGTAGTGCCGATGTCCTTTGTCAATGGTGTGCGCAAACTGAATTAAAAGCCTTGCTAGCTGGCTGATCCTGTTTTCAGCGGAATAGATTACCATCTTCTTACGGTCGAGCAATCTGGACAAAAGGTACAAAATAAGCGTTGTTTTGCCTACGTTAGTATGCCCAATAATGCAAGTCAATTGACCTTGTTTGTACGGGCAATGTTCATCTAGCTTTCGGTGGCCGTATCTTAAAACCTCCCACTTTACACCTGTCTCTATCTCGCGCTCGTAGTTTTCTGGCTTCTCAAAGTATTCGCGCCCAGGCTCAATGTCCGAGTTTAATTGCAGCTTAATTTTTTCTTGCAGACTCATGGCGTTGTTTTACTGATTCGATGAATTGGTCTTCTTTGGCCAAGAAATGCCCTATAAGCTCACTTTGGTCTCGAAGGCTGTTTCGCACCTTGGAGCCTTCCAAAAGTGCCTCAGAGTCATTTGCGACCCCTTGAAGCAATTGTTTCATGTACTCCAGTAGGTCTATTGATACATCGTATCCCTCAGCCACTGAAATAAGCAATGCCTTGACATCGTCAGTCTGTTTGGTTTTTGCCAACTTCTCAACCAATCGCTTTTGTGTGGTAATGACCTGTAATAGTTTTCCTGCCTTATCTGGAAAGGATCGGTTTAGTTCAATGTATTTTTCTGTAACGTCACGCATTGTCTGTGAATTTATTGTAGGATGAATAAAGGTATTTGAAATCATCAAAATGCCGCCCGTTGTTTTGCTTCATAAATTTTGTAAGCAGGTGAGGATAATTGAGAA